CGGCTGAATCAAAACGGCAATGGGGGCCCCACCCCTCCACAGTACCTAAAGCCCCCCACCCCCCGCACCGCTGCGGCCGCTGCTACCGGTAGCCCAGTACGCGGTGGCGTTTGAGCTGGAAGCGGAGCGCGTCACTGTAGTATTGCGGGATGTGGCGCTGCGTTTCGTTGGTGGCCGGCGCCAGCCAGGGGTTGCGCGGTATCCGCACGGAGCGGCGCGACAGGTCCCAAACCATCTGGATCTTCGGCTTGCGCTTTCCGCCCGTCACGCGGAATATGCCCTGCCGTCTGCCCAGGTCCATAAACACGAACTTGTTGCCGCCCTGGGCTGCACCTTGCACGGCCGCCGCGTTCTGGGCTTTACGCGACAACCCCGCCCCGCTTTTCTTGCGAAGCCGTATGGCCTGCATTTTGTTCGGTTTGCGCGGTAGCCTGGTACGCTTTGCGCCCCGGCCCTGCCCCGCCGCGTAGCTGGTTGCTATGGGCTGGTTGCGGCCCCCGCCCGTTTCAGTGCCCCCGAACTCCTGGGTCGCCAGGTAGTCCGCAATGCTGCCCGTTATCGCCTCCTGCTTTCGAATGTCCAGGCCGCGGGCTTGCTGGACGCGTACCGACGACACGGTGTACTTGTTGCGCGTCGTCATGCCTTCCCGGATGTTGTCCTGTGCCCGCCTCCTGGTTTCGAATGCGGCCCGGTTGATCGTCTGTTTGGTCGCGAAGGGTAACGACCGCCCCGCGAACGTCTTTAGGTCCGATTCGTACTGCTTGATCTGGTCGTCGTTTATCTTCAACACGGTGCGCCCCCTCTTTTCGTCAAAGCGTACCATATCGCCGGGAAAACCGCCCGCCACGCGGCTTATAACGAACCGGCAAACCGCGATACATGGTCGTAACGCCATGGGGCGCAACGCTTGCGGGCTCTTTATAACATTTAACGCCCCGCCGGAACCTTGACGGCCACACTGTTTAATATCTTTTTAAGCCTACCTATATGCACCTATTCTTCTTTTCTTATTCTTCTTTCTTTTTACTTTTAGAAGATAGAAAGTAACAGAAGACACGGACGATACACCCGGCCAGGGGGGCTGCGTCCCGGAGAAAATAGGGGTCGAAACGTGAACACCGCTGGACAACAAATAACGTAACTGTTATGTTGGCGCCCACACGTACCGAAACGGCCCAAGCTGTTACTAACTGTAGAGCAACCGCGTATGCTAAATGTTACTGTATTCCTTGCCGACCTTTGCACCTACGGCCCTTCCGTCCGCTGTAAGTCCGGAGAGCTATATGACTGGTACCGACAAAACGGCGGGAAGCTGCCCCGGCGTACCTTCGTAAACGTCGCGAAAGCCTGCGTGCCGAAGGGAGTTAAGTACGGCAACCACCGGTTCTTTGCCGGAGCGCCCGGCACGGGCTTCGTAGGTATTGCGCCAAGCATACAAACGGCCGCCAGTTCGGAAGACCCGTCGGCGTCGCGTTTCGTCGGTGAGCTTTGCGGGTTCGACCCCCAGGCCAGAACGTCGGCGGCCGATCTTTACGCGGTGTACGCCGCCTGGGCGGGAAACAGCGCCCGGCCCCGCAACGCGTTCACGTCGGCGGTTCGCCCAGTCCTGGCGAAGTACGGGGCGAAGTACGGCGTCCACCGCTTCGAAGACGGGACCACACAGCGGGGCTTTGTCGGGGTCCACACGGCGTCCAAGCGCAACGAGGGGGCGTTCATACCGACCCACGTTACCAGTTCGGTGGCGGCTGAAATCATCGGCGTATCGACATCGACGGTTTACAGCGCCGTCAAGGCCAACAGCTTTGGCGACGTGGTGCGGAAGTCCCCCCGCGACACCCAGATACCCCTGGACGGCATCGACAGCTACACCGGATGCCCTGGGCGAACGCTCCGTCTCCGGATGGTCTGCGACCTGATCGTGGGCGCCGCGAACCGCTCCCTGGACGAAGAACAGCAGGCGGACCTGGCGGACATACGCCGGCGGCTGCGGGCCATGCGCATGTCACCGGTGGCCGACTGGCTCGAGTCGTCTTTGCACCTCCTGGACGCCCTGGAAATGGAAGCGGTCGCCGAACCCGGCCTGCTGCCCGCCGTCCAGGTCATGCGCACTTTAGTGTGAAAAGAAAGTAGCACCGGGGGTTGCGTTACCGGAAACAAAGAGCGATAGTGTACCCACACTAAGACGGACCAACCGGAGCACGGCACCATGGGCACTTTTGAAGCTGGCAAGACGTACACGACCCGTAGCATTTGCGACCACAACAGCATTATCGAAATCACGGTTTTGCGCCGCACCGCCAAAACTATCGTCGTTGACCTGGGCTTTCTTCGCGGCGAAAGACGCCTTCGCATTACCGAACGCGACGGCCACGAAACCGTCAAGCCCTACGGCTCCTACAGCATGGCCCCGACTATCCGGGCGAAGTAAACCAACCAGGCGCCCTACGGGGCGGCAACACCACCGAAGGAAAAGCACAATGACCCCAACGTTCGACTTTATAACCGCCCTGAAGTTTGTAAGCCACGCCCAGGGCACCAACGACGTGCGCTACTACCTCAACGGCGTTCTGTTCCGGTTCGTCGGCAACACCCTGGCCCTGACCGCCAGCGACGGCCACCGGATAGCCCAGATCCGCCTGGGCATCGAAGGGTGCCCGCTGGCCGGCGACTATATCGTAAAGGCCGACAGCGTAAAGGCCGCCTTGGCCACGGTGAAGACGAAGCGCAACGACGACACCCGCGTACGCCTCGAACCCGCCCCGGACGGCTCCGGCGACCTGCTATTGACGGCGGGCCCGTTTATGCTGGCATTAGAGGTCCAGGACGGCCGCTACCCGGATTTCGAACGGGCCATACCGCACGGCGACCCGGTGGGCTGCCCGTTTATCGGTGTGGACGCGGAGTACCTGGCGGCGGCTGCCACGGCGCTTAAACCATTACGGGCCGGAAAGTACCGGGCCCTTACCATGGAAACCTGGGAAGCCAACACGGCAATCCGCTTGCGCTGCACTCCGGACGCGCACGGGTTGACCCGCATCGAAGGCGAAGCGGTGGTCCACGTCATGCCGGCCCGGGTCTGAAAAGAAAGTAGCACCGGGGGTTGCGTTACCGGAAACAACGAGCGATAGTGTACCCACACTAAGACAAACCACCCGGAGCGCGAACCATGGACACCATCCAAAGCAAAGCAACCTACGCCAGCAAAGTTAACGCAAAGCGCGCCGCGCACCGCAACGGCCACACTTTCGCCGGTTTCCGCACGCTGCCCAGCGGCCGCGTTGCTTACCTGCACAACGTCAACGTCAGCCTGATCGACGTTTTGAACGACAGCGAAGGCCGCGCCGCCATCGACGGTTTGGAGGACGTACTTTCCAGCCTGGACGGCAAAGACGGCGACACCACCCTGGAAGAAATGCGCGACGCCATGGTCAAAAGCATCGCCTACCGTTTCGGTTTTACCTACTCAATTTAAGGGGTCCGCACCATGCAACACGTTCTGATTGAATACGACACCAACACGGGCGCCCTGCTGGGCGTCTACGGTTCACTTGAAGCGGTCAAGGCCGCACGGCCTGGCGTGATCTTCCGGTGCCCGTTCGAACCCGACCTGGACGCGCCGGAGTATAGCGGCTTCGACGCACGGTCCCCCGATTGCGGCGCGCTGCGCTATGAAATCCGCCCGGTACGGGGTCCGCACCATGCCTGAGTTCTACGACAAAAACGCCCGCGAACTGACCTGCCGCCATAAGCTCAATAGCTGCGGCGTACGCGCCGTTGAAGCCCACCGGGAGTGGGTCGAAACACGCGAAGACGGCTGGCGGACTTTGCGCGACGAAGCGCGGGCCGACGGCCTGTATTGGCCGAAAGAACTAAAGAGGGCTCAACAATGACCGCACTACTCGTTTTTCTGTGTTTCGGGGCCGTCCTGGTCGCCGTCGTCTACAACGCCAGGCAACCCGGCAACGCTTGGCTGGGCGCCATACGCGGCTTTGTTGTCGGCTTTACCGTGTGGCTGGGCCTGGTCGCCTTCGTTATGTTGCTCCGGCTGGCGGTTATTTTTAGCGGTTGACGGGCTGCGGTTGCCGGTACTATCCTGCACCATACGCAAAGCACCAACGGGGCAAACAGAATGACAACCAAACCGCTTTTGACGCCTGCCGACGTTGCCGTTCGGCTCAAGGTTAAGCTGCGCACCGCCTACGATATGTTGGCGCCCGGCGGCAAGCTGCACCACTTACGGATAGACCTGGGCCACAAAACGGTTCGGGTCGACCCCGACAAGCTGGAACAGTTCATCAACGAAGGCGCGCCGTACTATGCGGGTATCTGAGCAATTACGCGCCGCCGGCGTACCCACGTTTCCATGCTGGGCGCGATTCAACCCCGCAAAGAACCGCTGGGACAAAGGCCCGGCCGTCCCGCGCGGTGAGTCCTGGAAGCAATCGGCGCAACGCCCCTTCAACGACCCGGCCCTGGACTGGTCTTCGAACGTTATCGGCGTGCCCATCCCCGCCGGCGTACTGGTCCTGGACCTGGACACCTACAAGGGCGTCACCCGCCAGGCCGTCGAACAGTCCCTGGGCGCGTCGCTACCGTGGGACAGGGCGCTTATCCAACGCACCATCGGCGGCGGTGAGCACTACGCCTTCGCGTGCGACTTCCCGGCGATACAGGCGGACAGCCTGGGCGTCCAGGGGTTCGACACCAGGGTGGCCGGCAAGGGCTTTATCTGTTCCGGCCAGGGCTACACGCCCGCCGGCTTCGGACTGTTCGCCATGGCCCACCCCGAACAGCTCCCGGCCTTGCCGTCGCAGGCCCGTTCTGTCCTGGAACGCCACGAACCGGATCCGGTAAACCGCCAGCCGGCGACCCTACCCGACGACAGCGACCGGGACACCGACGGGGTATTGAAAGCGCTCGAGCATATCGACCCGGCATGCCCCCGCGCGGAGTGGGTGAAGGTCGGCCTGGCGCTTCGCCACTACTACCACGACGACGAACCCACCGGCCTGGCGATTTTCGACCGCTGGTCCGCTGGCGACCTATGGGCCGGCGAACCGCCGCACAACTACGTGCCCGAACACGTCCCCGCCCAGTGGTCCAGCTTCAAGGCCGAAGGCGCCACGACCATCGCCACGCTGTTCTACCGGGCCATACAGTGCGGGTGGCAACCGCCGGCGAACTTCGACACATCCATGGCCTTCGGGCCCGACGCGGCCGGCGCCGACGTGTTCAACGAGCTGGTCGAACGGGTTCGCCAGGACGGGTGCGACATACGCAAGACGCAAGACCTGGTCGACAGTATCCGGGCGGCCGGGTGCAACGCCTTGCAGGTCGCGTTGCTGGCGGCGGAACTCAAGACGGAACTGAAGGCCGCCGGCTTAAAAGATAAGTCGGTGGGCGATCACCTGGACAACCTGCTGGCCACCCGGGTTCCGGCCGACTTCGGACCGCCGGGGGTGTACGGGAAGAGCGACCCGGGCAACGCCGCCATTTTTCTGGACACGCACTACCCAGGCGGCCGCCTAATTCGAAGCGACGGTGAGTTCTACGCGTACACGGGCCGGGTCTGGGAAAAGCTGGAAGGCGATCAGATGAAACACCAGGTCGCAACGGAAATGACCGCGGCCGGCTGCCAGGGCTCGAAGATAAACGCGTGCATTGACCTGGTTTCGAAGCTGGCGCCCGTCCAGAACGGCGGGATGAACAAAGCCCTTCCCCATCTCATTGTCTTCAATAATGGGGTCCTGGATACGAACACGGGGCACCTGCACCCCCACAGCCAGGACTACAAAACCACGGTGCTTTTGCCGTACGACTACAACCCGGGGGCAAGCTGCCCGGAGTGGATGCACTTCCTGAACAGTACGCTGGACGGCGACGGCGAACGCATCGCGCTACTGCAGGAATGGTTCGGCTACCTACTCACGGCCGACTACCGGCACCATAAAATAATGATGATGCTAGGCCCGAAGCGGTGCGGCAAGGGCACCATAGGGCGGGTGCTTGAACATATCGTAGGCGACGCGAACTTTTCCGGCGGTTCGCTTTCATCGTTTGCCCGCGATTCGTTCCTGGACGGGTTGCGCAACAAGCCGGTCCTGTTTATCGGCGACGCCGAAAAGAAAGTGCCATCGGCCAAAGTCTCCCAAGTCATCGAACGTATCAAAAGCATTAGCGGCAACGACGCCGTAGACTTCGACCGCAAATACTTGTCCGGAATGTCCGACACGCTACCCACACGAATCACCATAGCGACCAACAGCGTGCCGGCACTGTTCGACGACTCCGGGGCCCTGGCGTCCCGCATGCTGCTTCTACCTTTCCACCAGTCGTTCTACGGCCGCGAAGACCTGGGCCTTATCGATCGGCTACTTCCGGAGCTTCCCGGCATTGCCACCTGGGCCCTCGAAGGGCTCCGCCGCCTACAATATAACGGGCGCTTTATCGAACCGGCCGCCAGCCGCGAAGAACTGGACTACATTGTCGAGAACTACAGCCCGTTGGTTCGCTTCATTAACGAGCATTGCATCACCGGCCCCGGCCAGTCCTGCACGTCTTCGGACCTGTACGACTGCTACCGGGCCTGGTCGGTCAAAGAGCAGGAGGACGTTTTGCGGCCCAAAACGTTTGTCAGTTCAATCAAAGACGCCACCCGGGGCCACGGGGTGTTCTACGGCGTGCAACGGAGCGCGGACGGCGTTTCGCGCGGGTTCACCGGCATTGCGCCGGCCGGGGCCGTGCCTTCGACCGCCAGCGCGTTCAAACCAACAGTGGTGGGGGGCTTCAAGTGATCTGGATGTACCGGTACCCGACAGACACGGACACAACGCGGTGCGCCTACGGCTACCCGGTCACGGTGTTTTGCGCCGGCCGGGAGCTGCGGGCCGTGTACCAGTTCCAGGGCGGCAAGGGCGACCAGCAATGCGCCGTGGTGCACCTGGACAGCGGCCGCGTTATCGCGCGGGTCTACGACCGGCACACGGGATACCCGCAACAGCGCGCCCAGGCGGCCGTCGATGAACGCACGGCCGGCAAGGATCCCGGGGTTGTTTGGGCGACAATATCATCGGCAAAGCGGGTGAATTACGGCCCGTCGGTTATGCGGGGCGCAACGTGAAGGCGAACAGCAGCGTGCTGCTCCTGGGCTTGCATACCGCCGAAGAGTGGCAATGCGCCCACGAAGCCGTCAAACACGCCGAAACAGGCCGCCGGGTCACGCTGGGCTTCACCGGCCCGAACGGCGACGACATCAACGTATCGGTCGAACGCAAGGGCCGCCAGGTAATAGCGAGAAAAGAGCCATGAAATCATGCGAGGCCAGGCAGTACAGCGACCAGAAGGTGTGCCACCGGTGCAACCTGGTCTGGGATATGAACGACCCGGAACCGCCGGAGTGCCGGCCGGAACCCGGGGAAAAACAGCGGGGCCGGGCGGCGATAGAACAGCTCCGCCGGTCGCTGGGAAAAGAAAGTAGCACAGGGGGTTGCGTTACCGGAAACAAGGAGCGATAGTGTACCCACACTAAGACGAACCAACCGGAGCGCGAACCATGACATACGAAAGAGCCTGCGAGATTCTAGGATTCACCACGCCAAAGAGCAACGCGCAAAACGCCAGGCTGGCCGGCGAATGTGAAAAGCACCTGACCTTGGGTTCTCCGCTGCGGCTTAAAGTCGCCTGCGGTGTTCTAATCAACGCGGCTAAATAGGGGGGCACACCATGGCACTTGAACTTTACTGCGACGGCGCGGTAATCGACACCACGCCCCACACGGCCCACGGCACCTGCAAAAGCTGCGACGCCACCACCGACCGCCAAACGCGCCCCGCCGGCGAAACAGTCTGGGCGTTCGAGTGCGAAAACTGCGACCCCGCAGAACACTGAAACCAACGAAGGGTAGGGCACACCATGAAAATTAACGACAGCGTGAAGATTGAAGGCGAAGACGCCCGCGGGATTGTCGCCGGGTTCCATTCACTGAACGGCCGCCTGCAGATCAACATCGAAGGCGTGGGGCTGATGGACGTTTCGCGGGTGTCCGACGCCCGGCCAACGTGCAACCCCGGCCGCCTTTTGAACTGCCAGGTTCCGATACCTATTGTGGTTCGCTGCTACCGGAGCGCGGACCCGGAGCGCGAAGCATTGCAGATATACGGCCGGGCGCTGGACGCCCTGCGACGGAAACACGGCGCGGACGTTGACGCGGCTCTTAAATTGGCAATGGAAGGCGACCCGGCATGAAAGCCGCCAGCGAAGACAAAACCACCGACGTGTGGTTTATATCCGGGGAACCGGTCGTGGTCGGAACGTGGCTGTTCACTTACCCGGACGGCCACACCGAAACAGTGCAACGCCGCCACCCCGTCACCGACCCGGGCGAGCGGGCCATTTTTCTTGAAGACGGACGGGGGTTCGAATGACGAAATCCAGCACGGGGCGGGTCGATAAGCTCCGCCAGAAAGCCAAAGACAAGGGGTGGAAACGTCGCGAATACTACGCCACCCCGGACGAACACGAAGGGCTCCGGCGCGCCCTGAACGCCATGAGAAAGGACCAAAACCAATGAGTACCAAAGCGATCCACCCGGGCGACGGCGCGTACGCTTCCGCCGGAGAGCACGGCGAACTGTGCATAACGGCGAACCACCACGAACCCGACCAGGCGACCGACGCGGTGTTCGTAGACCGGGCCGACGCGCAACGCCTGGTCGATTTCATACAAAACGAAATTTTGCCGGGGCCGAACCATGGGACTGCGTAACCGCTGGCTGTTTAATCTGTCCGGCGGTATGCCCTGCCGGCATATCCGCACCGACACCGGGCCGTACCTGGAACGCTACTACGTCGGGCGGGTTCTGGGCGTCACGTTCTACCTGCACCGCTTCCTGTCCGGCGACCGCGAACGGCACCTGCACAACCACCCCTGGGGCTGGGCGCGGGCTTTGGTCCTGGCCGGCGGGTACGACGAAGAGGTGGTGCACGACCTGGCGACAGCCGCCCCGGACGGGTGCGTTACCCGGTCCCGACGGATCCGGCTTTGGAACCGTGTCAACGGCAACCACTTCCACCGCATAGCCAACGCGGCGCCGGGCACCTGGACGCTGTTCTTCCACGGCCCCCGGTCGATTGTGCACGTACCCGACGGCCACGGCCCGCGCTTGAAGGGCTGGGGTTTCTTGAACGTCTACCCGGGCATGGTCGCGTTCGAGCCTTTCAGGTCCGGCGACCCGCAATGGTTCCTGAGCGCGCCAAAGGGCCGCAACGCCGGACGGGTCCCACTGTGAACCCGCACCGCGTCAACTACGCCGTGGCGGACTTCCTGGAACGGCGGAAGGCCGACGTGGTTAGTTCGTCGCCGGACTGGCCGACCCTGAGTCGGGACTTATCCGAAGAAATGCACTGGGGCGGTTTACTGCCGTTTCGGCTGCCGTGCGGGTGTTGCGAAGTGGTCGCAATAAAGATGGGGGCCGACGCGGGCCGAACCCTGCAGGTCGAGTTCATACGCCGGCGAACCGGCGAAACTTTCCACTAGCAATCCGACACCGAACCCATAGCCTGCCGGCGTAGCTCCGCGCCGGCTTTCATCGCCTGGGGGTCCCGAATCATAAGGCCCTGGGCGATCACCCGCAGACACACTTCCCGGACGGCGTACCGCATCAGGTCGCGCCGTAGCTGCGCAATGGTCCCGAAGTGGTAGTGCAACGTCGGGCCGCTAACCTTGGCCGCCGCGGCGATCTGGTCCCGCGTGATGTTGGTGTACCCGTGGCGCTCCGCCAGCGGCAACGCGGCCGCCAGGATGTCTTCCTTTCGCGCTTCCGTCTTCATTCTCGTTTGTTTCATAGCTCAATATCCCCGGTGCTGAACGCGGCAAAGCCGCCCAGATTCTGGATGAGGGCCAACCAGGCGGCCTGCCCCGGCTCCTGGTCTTTGCCGGTGTAAACCCACCCGGGCCTTTTCGTTTCGACGCTCCCGAACTGCGCGATAGTCCGGCCCACGTCTTGCGGGCGGATAAGCCGGGGAACGGCCAGTATCAGGTCCGACGACTTCACCTTCGCGTTTAGCTGCGCGGAGTCGTTCGCCAGGCCGTACCGTATCGGCTGGCGGGGCGCGTTGCAGTCCGGACATTTCGCCGGCGTCGCCCCCACGTTGTTCCGCCAGGACATAGCCCCGGCGTGTGCGATCTTAAAGCGGGCCCGTTGCTGCGCCCAGTTCTCCGACTTCCCGTCGCCGCCTTCCGGTACCGTCGGCCAGGGCACCGCGCCCATAGCTTCCCGAAGTTCCGCTGCGGCCCGCGGGTGCCTTGCCGCCCAGTCGTTAAAGTTCACGTCATATCCTCCGCAAAGCGTTCTTTTATGCGCTCGATCAGCGCGTCGGTGTCTTTGGCGGACAGCGTGAACGCCGTGCCAATATCGATGCCAAAGCGGTGGAAGAACCGGCGGTGCTTTTCCGCCAGCTCCCGGCCCGCCGGCTGCATCCCAGTCCACCAGGCGACAAGCTCCCGCAGAACGCTTCGGCGGTACCTTGCTTCCCGGTGCCTCTTCATATCGGGGCCGCGCCCTATCGCCGGTATGCCCCGCCCGATCTGGTCTTTGGCGTAGGTGTCTTCGTCCAGTTCGGCGTACTGCATGGCGGCAAAAAGCCGGGCCATGCCGTCCACGTCCAGCTCCATAAGGTCCCCGTCCACTTGCTCCGGCCGGTACCGCCCGGCGGGCTCCGGGACGTGTCCGCAAAACGGGCAGGCCTCGTAGAACCGTTCGTACAGCTGCGTGCAACTATCGCAAACCCGCTGCGGTACCGTGTCGGTAGCGGGCCGGGTGCCTTTCTGTTTGCCGTCCAGGGTCCACTTGCGCGGCCAATTCGGCATGCCGTGGCGCTCCCAGTTCCGCACGGGGTCGATAATAATGGCGTTCGGCTTGTCGCTGGCGGCAATAGCGGCGCGCCGGCCGTCTGCCGTTGCCAGGTCGGAGCCCGCCGCGTACACCACACGGAGCGACCGGCCGACCATCTGCAGGTACTTGGCCAGGCTTTCCGTCGGCCGTGCCAGGATAACCGCGTCAACGCCGGGAACGTCGAAGCCCTCGTCGAACAGGTCCACGTTCACCAGAACCTTTAGGCGCCCATCGTCGAACAGGTCCAGCTTGTGGTCCCGGTCGCCCTGTTCGCTTTCCCCACTCAAAGCCGCCGAAGGTATCCCGGCCGCCTCGAACGCGTCGGCCATATCGTTGGCGGTTTCAACGTCGGTAGCGAACACAATGGCCCGCTTTCCGTCCGCGAACTGTTTGTAGTGGCGCACAACGTCCCCGACCAGGTGCGACTCGACAACCCGCTTGCGTAGGGCCTTCGTGTTCAAGTCGCCCGAAGCCGTCACCGCCAGGCCCGAAACGTCCAGGTCGGTTGTCGGCGCTTTGTAGGTGAACGGGGCCAGATACCCCTGATCGATCAGCCCTTGAAGGTGCGGGCCTTCGACCAACGTTTGCGCGAAGCCGTCCGACGCTTCGCCCAGGCCCTTGCCGTCCGCCCGGTCCGGTGTCGCCGTCACGAACAAAAGCCGGGCGTTTTCCATGCTGTCCACGGCCCGGGCCCACAGCCCTTGCCGGACGTAGTGGTGCCCCTCATCGAAGACCGCCAGCGTGATCTGCCCCAGCCAGCGTTGAAGCTCTCGGTTCCGCCCGCTTGCCGGGCTGGTCATTGTCTGAACGGATATCACGCCGGCCTGGGCGTGCGGGTCCACAAACGACTTGCCGAACTCCTTTAAATGCTTGCGGCGGATCCGCGTTACGACGGACGGCGGGGCGATAATCCGGTGCGGAACGTCCAGGCGGGCCAGGGACTGGCTTATCTGCCCCACAATCTCTTTACGGTGCACAACGGCCGCCGCCGCCCCCCGGTGGTCGTGCATAACCGACGAAAAGCACACCGTCTTTCCGGCTCCGGTCGGCAATACGCCCAGGACCGACCGCACGGTTTCCCACGCGGCCTGAATGTCCAGAACGAAGTTGGACTGGTAGCGGCGAAGGTTAAGCACCCCGCGTCTCCGCCAGGCAGTGCACCCGGGCCTGGACTTGAAGGGCGGTGGCGCGACTGGCATGCGGTAGCGGGTTGCGGTCCGACTTCATAAGCTCCCGGTACCGGTCGCCGTCTTCTAAGCCTATCGCCTCCGCTATATCGTGGCAGAACTGTTCGTGGTCTTTGTTCGGAAGTTCGCGGTCGCCTTTGTGCACTTTTCGGCCTTTTCGTTAGTTGACTTTTCCGTAGATAGTGCCTAACCTCGGTGTCGCTGTCAAACGAAAAGCCGAAACGGAGAACGCAACATGAGAGTAGAAATCGACACACGCAACGCGGCGCCGGGGGAACTGAACGCGGTTTCCCGGCTGTTTGCCGACCTGGCTGGCCAGCCCTACGCCGAAAGCACCGCGGCGGCGCCACGGGAGCAAAACAACGAAGGCGACACCATTAGCGGCGATACCGCCCGGCACGCTAACGGCCCCGGGCATTACGACGAAAAACCAAAAGGCTGGGAAGAGCTGTCCCCGACCGGTGAGCAACCGCCGCACGCCGACGGACCCGGGCTAGAAGAGCCCGAAGCGACGCCGGACACCGGCCGCAAAGTGGACACGAAGGGCGTGCCGTTCCATTCGGATTTCTGCGGCAACGCGGCCGACCCGTACTACTCCACCGGCAAGCGCGCCGGCCAGTGGAAGAAACGCAAGGGGGTAACGGATAGCGCATACGACTTCTGGTACGCCGGCCAGTTGCCCGAACTGGACGAAGAGCGCGAAGAGCGCGAAGAGCGCGGTGAGGACGACCACGCCAACGAACAGGTGGACACGGCCGGGGCGTTTGGTGGCGGCCAGCGACAGGAACAACCGCCCGCGGCCAGCGCACCGAAAGATACCGGGTCGTTTATGGCCTGGGTATCGGAAAAACAGGCGGCCGGCCTTCTGACACAGGAAGACATTGCCGGGGCCTACGCGGCGGCTGGCGTCCAGGTCACCGACCTGTTCCCGCCGAATGACGCGGCAACCGTCGAAGCGCGTATCTTTCAGGTCTACAGCCCACTTTCCGAAAAGGCCGGAGCGTAAAATGGCGGAGCATGCACCGCTGGCGCCCAGTAGCTCCGAACAGTGGGGCCACTGTTCCGGTTCGGTAGCCGCCCAGGCGGATATGCCGGACCTGAGTAGCGAACAGGCCCGGGAAGGTACGGCCGCGCACTGGGTTATGTCGGAAACCCTGCTGAACCACCAGGACACGACGCGCGGCGGCTGGCTGGCGTGCCACCAGTTCATCGGCTCGAAGGCGCCCAACGGCGTTATCATCGACGACAAAATGGCGGAAGGTGCCCAGGCCCACGTTGACGACGTTCTGGAAGTATGCTGGCGGTTCAATGCTCTGCCGGATCTGCTTATTGAACACCGCGTCCGCATGCCCCGGATTCACGAACAGAACTGGGGCACCCTGGACTCGGCGCTCTACCTTCCGGACCGCGCTTTGCTGTTCATTTGGGACTACAAACACGGGCACCGGGAAGCAAAGCCCGACGGCTTACAGTTGTTCGACTACTTGGCCGGCCTGGCGGAAAAGTTCGGAATCAACGGGGAACTGGACCGCCAGACCCGGGTGGTTTCCCGTATCGTCCAGCCGTTCTGCTACTACGCACGCGGTCCGGTCCGGGAGTGGGCGGGCTTTTTGTCCGACTTGCGCGGCGTCTGGAACCAGTTGTACGCGAAGGCCCACGAAGTCTTCGCCGGTCCGACGCTTTCAACCGGGCCATGGTGTCGCGACTGTAAAGCGGTCGGGAAGTGTTCGGCGGCCAGGCGGGCGGGCTACAACTATATCGACATGGTAAACGAGCCCTACGCCATGGACGCCATGGACGCCGCCGACCTGGCGGTGGAACGTGGAATCCTTGTCGACGGCCTATCGACCGCCAAAGCGCGCCTGGACGCGGTAGAAGACGAACTGCAACACCGGATACGCGGCGGACAAGTTGGCACGGGTCTTGCCCTGGAAACAGGAAACGGCCGCCTCGAGTGGTCGGTACCGCCGGCCCAGGCCCGCGCCCTGGCGTCTCAGTTCGGTGTCGATGCTGCGAAGGACGCGGTGCTTACACCCACGCAAACCTTGGCCCTGGCGCCAAAGGAAATCCGGCCGCACTTGAAGGCCACAATGGAAAAGCTCACCCGGCGCCCCGCCGGTAAACTTAAACTGGTACCCGCGGAAGAGTCCATCGGCTCCCGCGCATTCAAAAGGAAATAAGCAATGCCACAATTTGACGAAAAACACGTAAAAATCTGCGGCGGTTTCATCGTATGGGACGGAATCACCCAGCCGGAAATCGTACAACAGGGCACCAAAGCCGGGTCCCAGAAATGGACAATGAAAGCGGTTTTCGAGCCTAGCAACCCCGACCTGGGTCTTTACGACCAGCTCGCAAATAAGTGCCTTATGGAATCGAAGTGGCGCGGACAGCTCCCCCAGGGCGGCCGCATGCCCATCGGACAGGTAGGCCCGGACGAGTTCGACGGCATGTTCACCGGCTGGGCGGTGATCAGCTTTAAGACGACCCTGAAAGCTCCGGACGTGTACGACGAAAACGGCGCGCCCATTGACGCTATGGCCTTTAACCAGGCGATCTTTACCGGCCAGAAGGTCGATGTGCTCGCGCATTGCTACGACTACGACGCCGCCGGCAATAGGGGCGTATCGGCTGGCCTGGACGCCTTCGCGGTGATTCAGTCCGCCCAGGCACAACGCTTGCAGATTGGCGGCGGCGTGAACACCGCGTCGGCCTTCGGTGGCGGCGGTGCCCAACAGCCCCAGGGCAACCCGCAAGGCGGATACAACCCCAACGGCCAACAGCCCCAG